TCCACTTTTGTATCATATAGGACTTGCTTGCGTGTCCCATTTTGTTTCTTAACACTTCTTAGTGCTCGTGTTAAAGGATAACCTGTATCCATAACTGTACGGTGATCCCGTAATCCCATTGCTGTTGCGATTGTGCCTGCCCCGCTTGAAGTCTCATGCTTCGTTATCGACGGGTTCGGTTTCGTTTTGTTTGAGAAACCTGTTGAGTTAGTACCTGCGATGTTCTCATACTCCGCATACACTCTAGGTCCGCGACCGCCTTTGTTAACCCCTCGGTTACCTACTTTCAAAGGTTTACCCATCTTAACAACATCTTCTGCTGTAGTTGTATAATTCGTTGGCGGCTCTTTAAAGTATTGAGACGCCGTATCCCCTAATGCTTTGTCGATTGGTACGTACACTAAAGGAGTCCGTTTTCGACTTGCCATTGGTTTTGTTTGCGTATTTTTCTTAAAATTCGGATGCTTTTTAGTGGTTGTCTGGGGCGTGGGAAACTTCCATCGTCGGTTAGTTCCGACTCCGGTACGTGCACGTCCACCTGCGCGACCACCTGATTGAAATAAACTTCTTCTTATCATATATTTAAATTGAATCTTCTTCGTCTCCAAGGAGACTTGTTAGAGGACTGATGTTTTCCATGTCCTCGTCAATAGCGTGTGCAACGACTGCCGCTACAGTTCTGATGAACTGAACCGTTTGATGCAGCCATTCTACCACTCTTGGATCAGTGGTTTCCAAACTTTCTAAGAAACCATGATTAGGACCTAATTCAGGGGGAATATCCCATCTGATCATCGGGTGCCTAGGGTCCCATGGGCGAGCATAAGCTTCTTGTACTAATCTGCGACCCAATTCAACAAGCCATCTTGCTACTGATACTGAAATACGTACGTCTGTCATATGTATCTTTGATTATGTTTGTTGATGAGAGAAGGGTGAGTTTTTGAGCCTTTCAGGGTAATTCCAACCTTTCGGCTCTAAAACTCTCCCTTCATTTGTCCCTCTCTATATATCTTTTAGAGGTCCAAATCGGCCATATCATCAATATAGCCTGTTATATTAAGCAAATTGTATACTACCTTTGCATGGACAATTATTGACCGAGTGTGGCCATAAATCTGTCCGAGTCTGTAAACTATTTCTATTAAACCCATGTTCTAGACTCTCCGTCAATCCAGTCCTTAGTATTGGTGTCAATAATCCGAACTGACCAACGGTCCAACGACATTTTGTTCAGCGGTGGCTCCGCATTTGAGAAACATACAACTGTCGGTGGATCAAACAGCAGCTTTGAATTCTTACCGTAGAATGAACTTGTAATAAATCCATTCTTTAAATCTTCTAAAGCAGATAATAGTGATTCAACTGAATCATCTGTCCCCAACGTCCGGGGAATGTCAACTAGATATGCCTCGTGGGGGCCTGCCGTTATGAGTGACGATCTTAACTGCGATGCCGTTCCGAACGATACCTTACAACAAGAAGGGTTAGAATAACACAGATACTTAACCCATTTAGATTTCCCGCTGTTACCAACGGAATCTTGTATCCATAGTATTGTCCGATCGTCGCCACTCTTAAAAGAAGTCGAGCCTTTAATAAGTAACTCTGCAGCGAACTTCTTCTGCCAGGGAAAATGAGATTCATCATTTTCCAGGAAAACAATATCCCGACCAGAATACTCTTGCAAAGTCGGCGTCTGGGATAATGTGCCATCTACTGCTGTTTCGCTTTTTGTGCAGTAGGCGTAGTTTTCCGTCCAACTTCCTGACATTCTTATAATAGTAAGATTTAGAATTTTATCTCCACTGAAGCTCTTCTTAAATAGGTTTAAAAGTGTCGATTTGCGTTGTCTGTAAAGAGTTCGAAGACATCCCTGGTAGTGGTGTCTACCAGTTTCATCTCCTACCTCTTCCTGGAACACAAACAGTTCAGTGTTCTTCTTTAGAAACTCTGTTAGTTCCTCGTGATTTACTAGACCCTCGGAATCTGCGTTCCATGTAAAAAGCCAGTTACGATATTTATAAGTATCAGTCATATTCTTAATATTTATTATACACTAAATTGATAATAATTTTTAAACTTATTTTTTACTAAGTTTTTTACTGATCGTCGCCTGCACCTGATTTAGAATCGTGCGATCGAACTCGAACATCAGTAACAACTGGTATGTAAACTTTACCTTTTTCAACGTTTGAGTTTTGAGTAATATCCGCTGGTAAAGCGTGGAATTCCTGTTTACTTGCTGATAAGTCATCATCTACAGCATAAACCCGAGCATGCATTTGGTTAGGTGCACCAGTGCTTATTAACTCTGCATTTGCTCTCGTGCCCGCTAAAATGTACTTGATTGTACATTTAAATTCACTGGTATACCACCCAGAGCTGGTACCCAAGTAACTCTGTAATTCTCCGTCTCCGACTTCCGGATTTGTTCTATATAACGCTTCGCACGGTGTACCGCAAGACTCTACTGCGTAAGAATACCCTAAAGGTTTTGCGGATTGAATTGACGAATCCACGGCATCTTGTAACATTGCATAGTAGTCCATGCCGGATCCTGTATGGTGACGGTGTTTAATGTACCACGTCTCACCAGGACCAAGGGTTTTGCTAATTGTCTTTGCAACCTTGTGTTTTGCCCTAAACCAGGGCGAGTCAAGTAATCCACGTGATTTGTTGGAATAATCTACGTGCATAGAAGCAGCCGTGCTTGTCCCCGACCCTTCACCTATCGGATCAGAGTGTTGATAAGCATTTGGAATTGCTCCTCTCTTTTGTAAATTTGTCGTGTTAAACGCATTCTGTAAACAAGCGTCTGGTAACGTTAGCTCATTAGCATCGTTGTCATGCGCGATAATCATAAACTTTAACTTTATCGGCAAAAAGCTGGACTGATTGTGCAGTCGTAATTCTGACTGAAAGTATTCAGTTGATAACAACACACGCTCTTTTCTGTCCGCTGGGGCTGCATCAAAAATTGGTGACTGAACTAAATTGCCTAGTCTACCCGGTGTTACCGATATAGAGGCAGGTAGCATCCACAGATTTGTTGAGTTGAACCCACAAGAGTGATTTAACGCCGAACGAGGAACTGGTGAAGTTAACTCGGTCGTACTATCCACTTTTGTATCATATAGGACTTGCTTGCGTGTCCCATTTTGTTTCTTAACACTTCTTAGTGCTCGTGTTAAAGGATAACCTGTATCCATAACTGTA